AACATCTTGAATACAATAATCCATCATCTCTTTACTGTATTCTGTGAAGACTGGTTGGTCTGACTTAGGGCAGTTGAGTTTCCATCCCCACTTTTCAAGACTATGACCACCCTCTCTAGTAGGATGGAGCAATCTTGAAAGGGTCAAGGTGTCGATGATTTTCGCATGTGAATGTAAGTCCACATTCTTAATCCTCTTAATAGCAGGAATATCAAAACCTATGATGTTATGCCCAACTAAAACATCAGCAGATTTTAAAAACTCAATGCCCTCGTCAATCTGAGAGGGGTCGAAGGTATGGACTGTGTCAGTTTCATCAATAGCTACGATGCACCAAATCTGAGAAGCCGAAGGCAGAGAGATAGTATCTCCTTCTTTGTTCTTAAATTCAGTTGGCCACAAAAGCCCATCTGTTTCTATGTCAAAAACTAGTTCCATTAAAATGCAATCTGTGTTTGAGTTTCAGATACTTCAAACTCTGTATCAAAACTCTCTGACAATCTTCCTGTTTCTTTGTCATACATTAATGAAGTTGCCATACCTACATCCCCAGTATATCTAGACTTAAGTATTCTTAGTCTAGTTGTCCTTGCCTCATCGGCATCATCGGACTGTTGGTTTCTCTCTAATGCTATCACACAATCGCTGAGTTGTCCAATACTATTAGACCCTCTTAAGTGAGATAATGATACTTCAATTCCATTCTCATGGCCTTTGTTACCATCAACTCTTCTAAGGTGTGACACTAGAATTAAACCAGCACCAGTTTCTTCGACTAAGCTTCTGAGTCTTGTCATAATATTATCAATGGCTCTGCGTTCATCGCCTTCACCCAAGGCACTGACAAGCATGTGGAGGTGGTCAACCACTACCCACTTACAATCACAACCAACGATTAAGTATCTCAGCTTAGCAAAGATATCATCAATCTCATTCGTACCAAAGTGAGCATGAATAAATACTCTATCATCCTCAAAGACTTTGTCGAACATATCCATGAGAGTTGACTCATCAAACTTATCTCGTTCTTGGTCAACATACAATCTTGCATTGGCTTCAATACTTAAGATACCATCGACTGTTCTTCGCCAGTCTTCTTCCAAGGCTATGATGCCAACATTATCTTCTGTTTGTTTGACTAACCAATGTTCTAATTCTCTTGTGATACTAGACTTACCAAGACCTGTACCACCTGTCAATGTGACTAACTCACCTTGTCGCATACCATACAGCTTCTTGTTGAGACCTTCCCAAGGATAAGGAATACTTTCCTTCTTAGGTCTGTCTAAGAATTGATTCTTCTTCTCTGAGACTCTGATGATACCACTAGGAGTAAAGAGTTTGGCATCCCACCAAGCTGAAGTAAACTCTTTGTACTTGCCTTTGATAAGCATATCATTAGCATCTTTGTAACCATTTGGTAGAGTAACTATCTTAGCTTTCCCGGGCTTGAGTAGAGTTGCAACTTTCTTAGCAGCTTCAATACCTTGCTTGTCCTTGTCAAAACAAATGACAATGTTATCAAAGCTTTCAATGTACTCTAAGTTATCTTTGATATCTTTGACTGCACCGGCTGCACCTCTGATGATAGAAACGACAGCCCACTTGCTACCTAGTAACTCATAGGCTGCCATCGCATCGCACTCTCCCTCAGTAATCGTCAAATATTTCCCACCTTCCTTGAAGAGTTGTTGTCCAAAGAGACCGACTCCCTGTGGACTGACATCGTAACTGAACTTCTTATCTCTGACATATCTTATCTTGTTTGAAGTTAGTTCATTGTTAATGTACAGGGGATAAACATGTTGAGCTATCGCACCTGAACCATCGTAGACTGTTTTGACTCCGTACTTCTCAGCAGTTTCTCTGGAAATACTTCGGTCTGTTAGTTTAGCAAAGACACCACCATGAGCATTGACTTCTCTGACAGTCTCGTTTGTTTGTGTTGGTGTGACAGCTTGACCATCAACACCTTTAGGAAAGAACTTGTCACAACTAAAACATTTAGCTGACCCGTTCTCATTAACTGATAGGGCATCACTACTACCACATTCAGGGCATGGTAAGTGAAGTTTTGTAAATTTTAAATCTTTATCCATCTTGACCTCTTAAAAAAAACAGGGCATCCGAAGACACCCTGCAACTATATGAAAAAATTAAATTTAGAGTGTTAGGAATCTTCTGAATCTTCGACAGACTCATCAGCATTCTCTTCCACTTGCGACTCAGGACAGCCTTTTAAAAGCTCTTCTAAGTTTGCTCTGTGTGTACGACTAGCGAAATCCAAAGCTTCGATAACAACAGAAAGATTACCAACCTTATTCACCATAACATTAGCTTCGTTTCTTTTCTGTTCATCACCAATAGCATTGACATCATAGTTGGTGACTTCACCTTCGTCATTTCTGATACTAATAATCATTAGAACTCTTCTCCTCCTTCGATGGCATCAAACTCTGAACCATCACTAGATTTATATTGAACTAAGTCAATAACTTGCATTGCTTGGAAATCCAAACCTTTAAAGTCTCCGTACTTGTTAGATGTTTCCCACTCGCTGTATTGGACTTTTACTTTAGACCCATTACCAACAAGCTCATCTATTGGATTCTTATTTGCATCCAAGAGTTTAGGTGCTTGACGAACCATACCATTTGGCCCATTCACCTTTCTCTTGAAAGTTATTGCTCTTCCGATGACCTCGTCACCATTGGATATCTCTTTAACCTTATATCCTCTAGCTTCAAAATCACTGGCGACATCTTCACTCACCACTAAGTCAACTGTATAAACAGGTTCAAACTTAGTATTGGGAGTGGTTACACTAGCCCAGTAGGCTATTCCTTCTTGTATTGCCATAATTAACTCCGTTTGTTTGGCATAATTGCATATAATATTATAGACCCTGACAAAACTATGTCAAGGACTTATGTTCAATCTTCCTCATCAACTGATAAAGAGAGACTGACTTCTCATTTAATAATGTTATTTTGTATCTATCGTGGATTCTTTCGACTTCATAAGTCCAAGACAAACGACTTTGATTTTTCATAACATAATTATCAAATGTTCTAAAAGAATCTTCATTTAAAATAATTGATTGTTTCATATTTAAATATTTATCTTAAAAGGTATTGAACAATTTACTGCAGTTGCTCCACTAAAATCTAAACTGTTTAAGTATCTAACAGTAGCTCGTCTGACACTACTTGGTGGATTGTTTTCAAACGCAACATTATCAACCACTCCATCTTGTAAGTCATAGATAACTCTAAAAGCAACTGCTTTATTTAGTGTTAGATTTCTAATGTAGTAACTAAAGTCCCTGTTCTTTATCGGTTTAGGACAAGCCAGAGGCTCTGCAACGACTTTATCTACTTCATTGGTCACAACATAAGGCTCAGTAATTTCTGGCTCTTCTACGACCTCTGGTGGCTCTGGTATTTCAACAGTCTCTAACTCGGTTAGTCTGTCTTTGAGAGCACCAAGCTCTACTGAGAGAGCAGATAATCTTAATTCAAGTTGACTAAGACCAGAAGTTATATCGCCTTCTAAGTTTTTGATGTTGGCATGATTGGTTAAGATATCTTGATACAGATAATCAATGTCCATCTTAAGTGACTCAAAGTGTTCTTGTAAGTCAAGCATCTTTTCATCATACCTTCCTACGAGAGCAGTATTAGTCTGCTCTAATTTACTTGTCCACTTGGTATTAGCTTGAACATCTTCTCGTAGGTTTAAGATGAGAGCTAAGTTACCAACTGTAAAAATGATAACGAATATTAATAGCATTCTATTAAGCATAAGTTTCTCCTAGTTGCCACCACTCTGGTTTGTCTCTACCTTTCTCCCACTTAGCATAATGCTTTTCATGGATACAATAGTTTCTGTATGACTCTATCGGGTCATCAGATTTGTATTGGTCTGGCATAGCCAAACGGATTGGTGTTTGTTCTGCTTGTGGCATGTTCATCGGTACTCGTGATAAAGCCTCAGCAAGTTTAGTATATGAAGCATGGTCTCGGCCATACCTAAAGTTATATTCTGCGTTGAGAGCATCGAAGTGAGCATAGAGCCAAGCATAATTAGCAGTAGCTTCTCGAGCCCAGATAGTGCACGGATGATTCTCGTAAGCTTTCTTGTACAGACCCATCAAGTCAGCATACTCATCACCATCTAAGATACGATGAGCTGTGCATAACATCTGAGCAGTTTCAAGTGGCATCTTGACAAGCATCTTATCTGGTTGAGCCTTAGCTGAAAGCTTAGGGCAATCGTAAAAATAAAAGATATTCATCGGTTACTTCTCCTGTAATGTATGTACTCTTTGACCAAGAAGTCTTTGTTTTCCTTGACATAATCTTTAAAAGATTTTTGACTGTCGAGTTCATTGAACACAACTTTATTACTACAATACTCATCGTAGTATCTCATAAAGAACATATCAATTCTTCTGGTCTTCATCTTTCCCAACATTTATAGCCAGTACAGTTCTTGACATAGTCATCGCAGTACTTGCACACTTCTTCCTCTTGCTCTGGTTTACTCTCAGACATCTCATCAAGTATATCAGCATATAGTTTTAAAAATAAATCCATTATAATCCCATCCTTTTTAATCGTTGCTCAATAATATCCTGTTCTGATTCTAACAAATCAGCATAGTCGGTAGTCAGCATCATTACCAACTCCTCTATAATTTCTTTATCAGTCATTACTTCCTCCTTATGTGTAAGTGTGTTCAAAGATGACATTATCATCTTCATCAGTAATTAAATAATGTTCATGTGCATTCTTGTCTGCTAACAATCCATCAACTACACCTTCTCGATAAAGGTCTTTAATCTCTGAATCATTATCAGCTTCGGTAGTTATTTTTAGATAGGTAGCTTTAGTTATAGTGTATGTTTTCATTACTTCCTCCGTTTGATTTTTTCATCGACCATCTTAGTTGATTCCCAGACTAGCAAAGCTAGAATAAAAAACAATAAAAGACTTAGTAAAAAATTTAATAGTTCTGTCATGCTACCTCCTTCCTTTTGTTTTGTTTCTTACACTCTGCTATAGAGTCTTTAATCAACAACATAATTTCTTGCATGTGTTTGTATTTAATATCACAGTACTTACAATCAATTAGCTCAATGGAAAACCCTTCTTCTTCAAAGACTTGGCAATCATGTTTAATTAAAGCTACTCCATCATCTGAATCAAAATACAAAGCAGAGCACTCTACTGTCTCACCATTTATATCCCGAATAAATAAGAAGTCTTCAAACTGCATATTAGTTCTGATGTCATGGTATTGTTCTTTAGAAAGTTTAAATTGTTTTAATAGTTCTTCCATCTTAAAACTTTTCCTCTTGTAAGTAAGCACTCAGACCTCTGATGATTCTAACCAAAGCTTGTTTGAGTTCAGTAATATCTTCTGCTTCTTTGATATTCTTAACCCAATTAGCATTGTAATACTCAGTCTGTTCATCTTCCCATTCTTCAGAAAGCTCTACAAATAATTCGTCATGTAGTGACTTCCTGACAAAGTTCATAAGTTCACGATTATTTATTATCATGCGACCTCCTCGTCTATTCTAATAACTTCTTCGTTCTCATAGTTCTCAGATAGTAAATCATCTTCAAACCAATCGCCTTGACTAAACAGTTCTTCGGCTTCTTCCTTAGAACTAGCTAAGACACGGACACATTGTGTGTAGTCACATGATGCTGTGACTTGATAGTATTTTTTATCTGTCATACTGCCTCCTCCTTAAAATCATCCCAATAAAATAAAACATCAACACCTTTATATGTCTTAATGATACCTTGTGTTTCTATTCCTACTTTTTCTTGGTCAGATAGTGTGCTAATAATTACCCAATTTGAATGACCAAATTCCTCTCTGCAATCATCATCAATAACTTCTGTTATATCTCTACTCATACTTCCTCCTTAAACTTTGGCTTGACTGTGAGTATTAAGGTTACTCGTTACCTCGCACTGAAACCTATC